GACCCCGTCTTCTCGTGTCCCAATAAAATAAAATCAGCAAGAAGAGTCATAGCTATTTCTACGTTTTTTCTATTAATTACTTTATCAGTATCAAATTGTCTATTGCCCGATGCACTCATAAGCTGAAAATCTATAAGTGAATGGCCTTCCTTATCATACGCATTAGGCAGCATAACACCGTCTTGTTCATCACGCCTAATGTTCAAAAGTATCTTTTTATATTCGTTAACTAGATCTTTATGTTTTTGATCTGCGTTTTTATAAAGCCATTCAGCTGGTACTTTCATTACTGGCAAACCTGCCAAGTCTCGCTCAATGCCAATGCCCTCTACGACTTCAATGTTCTTCTTAAAGTACCAGCTGTTTCCCGACCAACTAGACTTCCCTTCTCTTCTTGAATATACCACTCCGTTTTTAGTGGTCACACAATATACTTGACCATGATATTCTAGTGTTGACCAAGATGCTCTCATTTGTTCAAAATCTTTACCAAGCACGATAGTCCAGCAACCTGCAATTTCTCCAGAAAAACTATTTTTAGTTTCATGCCATACTTTTTGTGGTCTGTGCCCTGCCTTTAAAACTATTTCACATAAATCATCGGCAAGAATATCAGAAACAGTATTAACATGCGTAGAGGTTAAATAAGTTTTATCTTTATATGATCCCCCTGAATATTGACCTCCATCGGCTTTTACATACGTTTCTAAAAATAACTGAATTTGTTCTTTTGATGCTTCTTTAATTATTTTAGGGACATACTTGTCGTGAGATTTGCCAAAATCTCTTAAATAAATCCATAGATCTTTTGTAAAATTTCTAAATTTTATTATATTACCATTTTTGGTTTCAGAAAATCTAAATGGTAATTTTTTAAGCATTTCTCTGATTTCATACGCGTTAACTCCTTCGTTTTGAGTTATTCCTACCTCGTAGCTTCTTTCATTCGCGCAAGTGTGACCCTCTGCCAACCACCAAGCCATAAATTGAATCCATAAATTACCTTCTATTGTATGTTTTCCAATTTTAAAACTTTTAACTTCTTGTCCTTCCCAATTAGCAGTTGATTTAAAAGAAACCCATGGATTACATCTATCAGCATCAATAAAGTCAAACCTATCTTCATTATTTTTTCTTACAAACATTCTATGGTTCGGCGTTACTAGTTGATTAATAAATCTACTTTCGGCAAGGACCATATCCCCATCATGCCTATATGATTGCACCTCGCTTGGGTTTTCATATTCCAATAAATTTGTTTCTTTATTAAGCGTTGCAACTTTATCACTTAAGGTTATATCTTTTGCAAGTTTCCACCCGGAATTGGTTAGCAGCTCGGTATCTTCGGAGAAGCACCTATAACAATTTCGCAAAACACTTCTTCCTTGAGGATTATCTTTGCTATCATATGCAGTTCTAAAAAGTAGGCATTTTTCTATAGGTAAAAATCTAAGCCTATAATCGGGTGGTGAAATCTGCCAAGCCCCCACAAGTAACCCGTCATCGTCAAACTTCCAACGTCCAGGGCCAACTATTGTGTCAGCAGAACGGCCCGCAATCCTTCGCCATCCTATTAAACCGTCTGAATAAGATGAATTGTATTTTGGATCTTTTAAAAAATTTCCTAGTCTGCGCTTATATACGCATTCCCTATAATCAAATCCGAAGGGCAGCATACCCATAAATATTTCTTTTATTAGTGATACCCATCCGGTATCCATATCTTCCATGCACGATTCAAGAAACTCTTTTGCCTTTAAATCTTCTTGTTCGGTTCCGCCTTCCTGTACGTGCCATTTTACTTGTGATACTAGAGTTGTTACTGCAAATAGCATTGCACCAATAACGGGATCATTATCACGCATTTCTTTGTAAATCTGTATGCCCCTACCGAGCTGTAAGTCTGGGATAAACTCTTCATAAACGTAACCGGAAAATTGTGTTAATCCGGTTTTACCATAAATATTTGTCGGGTCATACTTAGACATATGTCACCTATTAGCGTTGATTTGTTTCTTGATCTTAAAGTAAGATTTCACTACTTAAATATAACCCGAAAGATTATATCTGTCAAAGGGCATTATCTAAAGCTTCCGTAATTACTTTCTTTTGACATTTCTGGGACATCTAACATTTCGCCTAGTGTTCTATCCATTGCTCCAAGCCCAAATAGCTCGGTGAACCCCCAGATCATACTGTCACATTTATCCGGGCTAGCATTGCCTTTATCGTCAATAATGTTTGTGAAAGAAAACATCTGATCTTCTAGTTCCGTAAGATAATCGTAATGTTTTATGCGGTGTTTTTCATAAAGAGCTGTCACGGGTTCGGCGCGCTTGATTTTACCGCGTGTAGCATGCACCTTAATAACTCTAACATTTTTATCGATATTATTTATTACGGCCTCAATCATATCGCCACCATTATTAACTTCTGCAACTATAGCATCGGCATTCCATTTTCTATAAAGATCAATGGCCTTTTGCGCCCACTGATTAGGCGAGTATTTACCAGAACCATCCTCAAGTACAAAGCCAAAGTCACCCTTCCTGGCCGTTACGGTTATGCCGGTTTCATTTGAAGTTTCAGTATTGCTAACAGCTGGATCAATGGAAACTACAATTCTATCCATTTCGGAAGGGACTTCATATATTCTATCAATCCATTCGGCTTTAAAAAACTCACCGATATTGCTTTCCCCAAACTCTCCATGCCTAAACCTTTTCTTTTCAGATTCGGTTAATTCATCAAGCCTTTTAATATAGTCCTCAGATATGTTTTCGATATTATCATCTGGGTTCATTAACATGGATGCATAATCATCTTTATTGAGGGGCCGTTTATCTTTGGGGTTAAGTAAGTCCTTGAACACGGTATAAGTCCAGTGTGATTTTTTAGGAGGATTGCAGTCAAAATACATTTTATTTTTAAGTGATGATTTTTCTGCAAGCCTAGTTCCAAGCATATCAACCGCAAGCCACGGTACTTGAGATGTTTCATTTATGAATATTGTAGAATACTCATTACCCAGGATCTTCTCAATGCGTTCGTCATCGTCAGTGCCACCAATCCATATTTTTGAGCCATTAGGAAATTCCACATAATAGTATTTAGCATTGAATTTGCATCTTTCCTTTAGGGCAGGATCAATAATCTTAATAACATGTGGCAAAGTCTTAAGCCATAGCGATTCAAGCGCATGGTTAAGATGCTTTCTTACGATAAGATGATTGGTACCAGGGGCATTAATAGCCCTCATGATTATGGCATAAACAAGAACAACCGTCTTGCCCGATCTACTTCCACCGTAAAGTAAAATATTTTTTGCTTTGCTTGCAAGAAGTTTAAGGGCTTCAAATTGTTTAGAAGTTATTTTTATCACAAGTCTTTAACTATAGGATCACAATGAATAATTATATCGCCTGAATGTTCAATTTCCTGCTTTGGCATACCGTCCATTATCTCAGTTACAACTTTTGCTGCTTGTATATCGCCGCTGGAAGCCTTTGAGAACATGGTTATTGCCATTGCCAAATCCATTGTAACCTTGTCGGGAATATCAGGAAAGCTGGCCTTAAGCTTATCTCTCATCTTTTCCGGTACGCTAAGCTTGGCGACCTCGGCAAGAAGTTCGCGGACTTTTTTACGTTCTCTTTGAACTTTAACTCCCTTTTTACCAGCCTCACTTGCTGCTTTTTTGTCTCTTGCAAATCTTCCTGGCTGTAGCGTGTCAATATTCATAATTCTATGCCCTTACTATGTTTTCCTTCTTCTTTCTATCTTTGACGCTGCGTTTGATATTATAGAAAATAGATCCCAATTTTTTAAAGTGGAATGGGGATTATACTTTTCTCGAAGCTCTTCATCGTCTTCATTAAATTCAACATAATTTTTGTTGCCAATATACTTGGTTATCTGTTCCTTTTTTGTTATTTCCTTCTTCATGATTATATTATATACCATCTCCCCCAATAAATCCAGTATCGGTTTTTGTAGTAGTTTCAAAGTACCGTGCTGCCATATGTTTATCTATTCTTTCAAATTGGAATCTTTTCTTTGTTTTTGTGTTGTTATCGTCAAGTATTATTTCCCAGGGAACAAAAATTGTACCTTTAGCGTCTTTACCTTCCTGGATAGGCATAATTGAGATATTGCCGATATGGTCTTTTAATACTGCGCGCATCATGGTTTCATTATAATGCCCGTATAGACAACAGTAATCATTAAGCACGTCTTCAATATAATCAACATAAATATATTCAAAAAACATTTTTATTTACCATTGCTATATAGTTTTTCACTTATTTTTTTTTGTGATGCGTTTGACATAATAGATCTAGTATGTATTTCAGTGACTAATTTAAATCTTTTATCGGGAATATCATATTCTGAAATAAATACAGGTACATTTTGTTGGATAGCCCATTCATAGAATTCATTGTGATTAAATTCTACATCACCATATCTAGCCGTTCCTCTATATGGCGGATCACAGTATATTACAGAATTTTTTTCTATTTTTATTTTTCTATAGTCTAATGTGGTCAATTCTAGTTGCTGTAGTTGCTCTAGTTGCTCTAGTTGCTGTAGTCGCTCTAGTTGCTGTAGTTGCTCTAGTTGCTGTAGTCGCTCTAGTTGCTGTAGCGATAAATATTGTTTAAGAATTTCAGGAATACCGTGTTGCCTGTAAAACTCAATTTTTTTTCTTAAATATAACCTTCTTTTATAAATATTATCAAGCTGTTTGGGCCATACAGCAAAGCCTAATGTTTTTATTGATAATTCATCAAAATCATCAAATATAATCGCATTATGTAGGGATTTTTTATATTGCTCTATGTCTTTACCAAAAATATAGGATTTACCATTGTTCCCAAATGACCATATATATTTTATATAGCCATCTAGGTCTTTTTTCTTTTCAAATATATCTCTGGTAATAAATTCAGGTTTAAACACAATATAATTAAAATCTCCATTAATTGCCCTTTTTATTAAATTGGCATTAAGCGTATTAATTTCATTCCAATGGAAAAATTCATAATTTTTAAATTTATATAACAACATATAATGAGTAACCGAAAAGCCTCCTCCAAAAAGATCATAGAAATGCTTTGCTTTTGGTAAATATTTAGCAATTATATTAATTATTTTGCCTTTACTTCCCATGTAGGGGAATCCGCAATTAGACATTTTGGCCCCTTGTATACCATTCGTAGCCACATGATGGACATTTATGCGGTGTATCGATTTTTTCAGCGCCCGTTTCTTTTTCTTTTTTGTCTTCAATATCGAATTCGCTAACATCAAGCTTAAAATCCTTTAATCCCAGCATATCAATATCAAAATCCGGGCCCAGGTTTTCCATTTCCATATTAATCATAGGAAAATCAAGTTCAGATTGATGATTTAAGGCATTTCTAGCCACCATGTCGGCATATTCCATATCCTCGTTTTCATAGTCTTCCTTAATTACAGGAAGTTCTTTCATGCCGAGTATTTTTGCTGCTTGAATCCTTCCGCAACCATCAAGTACATAGCCGGAAAGATTAGACATCGTAAGCGGATCACGGAACCCATTTCCCTTAATAACAATGCACATTTGCTCAATTTGTTCTTTAGAGTGCTTGTTAGGGTTTTTGGGGTGTTCTTTAAGTTCTGCTGTTGGAATATTAATTATTTCCTTAGCATGAATCTCTATTTCTACTGTTTTCTCTTCCATATTTCCCCCTTATGCGTTTTTAATAATATCAATAAGGCCTTTACACTTATTTTCAAGTTCCATTCTTTTCCATATAATTAATCCAGTACGACTTCTAGGAATAATTTTCATAATTTCACAAAAAGCTATTTCGGTAAGTTTGTCTATAGGTTTATTTTTGTGACAATCGGGGCATAAGTTTTGAATATTTTTGGGATTATCCAACAAATCACCATATAATTTTCTATTAAGTTTGCTTTGACTTAGTAAATGATGGGATTCTACCCACCCCCGCCATCCGCATTTTTCGCATTTACCCCATTTCACAGTATGCCTCTTTGGTGGGGCCGAGAAGAGATTTCGCCGGAATCTTCTGCTGTAAACAACAAATTCACCACTCTTCGATTAGGCTTGTTTCTCATGATTTTATCACTTAGCCCCATATATTATTTAGTTTTTTTCTTAGGTTTTGAAGGAGTGTTAAAAGAATAAATTGAATTTGCTTCTTCATATCTTTTTACCCAAAAATCAACTAGTCCTTGGGCTCTTTTTAGTTCTTCTTTGAGCTTGATTATTGTTTCCCTATGTGTTTGCAAATTATCAAAATATACTCGTTTATTTTCTTTGTGGGTTGTATATTCCATAATTACAAATGCTAATGTTGTTGAAAATAAACAAGATGTTACAATAATCAAAATTATCATTAATAGTCTAAGTGTTGCCATTTCCATATTTGTTCTCCTTTTTATTTAACTTTAAAATGATAAACCATTCTATCAGGTAAATTAGATTGTCCTTTATATATTAATTCGAATCTTTCCCTTGTAAGATCCATTATGGTTTTTTCAGAAGGAACATATCGCCTAGGTTCAATATCCAAAATAGTATCTTCTCTGGCAATAGGTGTCTCTAAAATGAACAGTCCTTTTACATGAGTATATAGCAGAGTTGATATTTTATTGATAAATTCGGCTTTATCTTCCACATAATGAAACATACTCAGGCATGTTATCATTGAAAATTTAGCAGTTATTTTCAAAAGATCATCCTCATAAAAATGTACAAATTCATAACCGTAAATTTTCTTTAGTCCATTGGCTTTATCAATATTTTTTTGTAAAGGGTCGATACCATAAACACAATCTGCCCCAAGTTCTGCAAATTTAAGTGGGAAATATCCAGTATTGCATCCTATGTCAAGAATAACTTTGCCATCAAGATTTGGCAAATTAAGGTATCTTAGTTTTTCCGGTGAATTAGATTGGAATTTTTGGCTAAATGGTTCTGTTTGAAATTCAGGAAAATACTGATAACTAAACCCACTTTTTATTTCATCTATATTAATATCTTCCCAGTAAAGGTCAAATTCTTTTTGATTTGTTATTTGATCCAATATAACTTTTACAAGCTTTTCGTTATCTTTCCAGTGGCGAATAAGTCTTAGCAGGTTGCCATTAAGACAGCGCCAAAATTTATTTTTATCAAATTTATTTTCAGTTTTTAATATTTTTACAAATTCTTTTTTCCATTCAGGATTATTCCACATTAGCATGAAAATATATGAAGAGTTACGATAAAGTTGATCTTCTGTATATTCGGCATTCTCATAATCAACAACTGCAACTTTTCCATTGTCCATAAAAATAAGATTTCGGAATTGGAAATCATTATTAGTAAATCCTCCTAATTCTTTTAGCGTATTAAAACATAGCGTGACTGTTTCAATGGGTATGTCTTTACCGCCATATCCGGCCTTCTCTTCATGCTCTGACCACTGGTATTGTTTGCCCTCAATATATTCATAATGCGCATAAATTCCGTCTTCTTTGTATTCTATACTGTAAAGTTTTGGTACATAAAGAGTTTTAAAATTTTCTGGTTTTGAATGATACCAGTTACTAATAATACCCAAATATTCAGCTTCCCGTGGATTAACCTTTTTTACAAATTCTTTATTTTCCAATTTCAACTCCTGGATTTTTAATCATATAAGCTGGTATCTTTTCATCAAGGGTTATTAGCTTTTCATAATCTTGTTCAG